TCTCCGACGGAGCGGATGAGGATTACAAGTGGTGGCGATTTACTGATTGGTCAACAAACAAACCCCGCAACTTCTCGTGTTGCTGTCCAAGTCCAAACCGGCACAGCCAACGGTATCAACGCTCAGATCACATCCAACACCGGCACGTCTTATCCGTGGTCTAACTACAACGCCTCTGGTACATACGTTGGCGGCATTACCTGCACCTCAACTGCAACCAGTTTCCCCACCAGCTCGGACTACCGACTGAAAACAAACATCCAGCCTCTCACTGGCGCCATCAGTCTCGTGTCTCAACTCAAGCCATCAACATTTGAGTTCAACGAGAACCCCGGCGAAACCGTCCAAGGTTTCATTGCTCACGAACTGCAGGAGGTTGTGCCACTTGCTGTCATCGGTGAAAAGGATGCCGAAGACGCCAACGGCAACCCGGTCTATCAAGGTGTCGATGCTGCAAAGCTGGTGCCGCTCCTCACCGCTGCGTTGCAGGAAGCTGTTGCCAAGATCGAAGGTCTTGAAGCTCGCTTAACTGCGGCAGGCGTCTAAGTCCCCTTCTCTACTCTCCTTGGCGGTCATCCACATTGACCGCCTTTTCTTTCCATTGCTAAACTAACAAAGACCATTCTTTTTAACCATGGCGATCACTTACACTTGGGGCGTTTCCCAACTTGAAAGGCAGCTTTCGAGCGGTATTGTCTACACCGTCCACTATACGATTTCTGCCGATGATGGCACGTATGCTAGTTCGGCATACGGCAGTCTTGGCCTTGAACCCCCTGATGAGGACGACGAGATTCCTTATGCTCAGCTCACCCCTGAAATCGTCACCGGCTGGGTGAAAGATAAGTTTGGCGATGAGAAAGTGGCAGAAATTGAAGCCGCCCTTGCAGAACAAATTTCTCAACAACGCACTCCCACTACTGGTACTGGCCTGCCTTGGAGCTGATAAATGGCAGCAAAATCCAAAGTTGGCATTAGCGGCCAGAGGCTTCATTCTCCTAATCGTCGCAAGAAGACTAGGCAAGGCAATGGAGCGAATAGCAAAGCTTCTCATGGGCGCAAGCTTATGCGAGGCCAAGGCAAATAATTACGGGGCCGAAAGGCCCTTTTTCTTTTAGCAGTACAATGGAAGAAAGCATTGTTTCTCATGGGCCAAATCATTGCAGGCGGTGAACAGTTTGAAACTCATATTGAAGCTGACTATCGTGGACAGATCTTAAAGACAGGCCCTGATAGTGGAGCCGTTGATGCCTTTGGTCGTGCTCGCACCAGTGCTCCCTATACGCTTTTTGATAGCACGATGCGTTATGACAAGCGTGCTGACCAATGGTTCGATCGCGTGTCCAACGGAGGTGTGGTCACGTATTTAACAAATGAAAGCAGCACTGCTTTGACGACTACAACTGCGTCTGGCGATACAGTATTGCGTAGAACCAAGCAATGCTTTCCGTACCAACCAGGAAAGAGCATGATGATCATGCAAAGCTTTGCCGGCGCTACGCCAACAACAGGCCTCATTCAGGAAGTGGGATTTTTTGATGATCAGAATGGAGTGATGTTTAGGGCAAGTGGCACTACGCTGCAAATGGTCATTAGAAGCTTCACGTCTGGCGCTGTTGTTGAGAACGTTGTCAATCAATCAGCATGGAATATCAACACTCTTGATTCGCTAGACATCTCTAAAGCTCAAATTTTCACTGCCGACCTTGAATGGCTTGGCGTGGGACGAGTAAGAGCTGGCTTTGTAGTCAATGGCGAGATTATCTATTGCCATGAATTTAATCATTACAACACATTGACTAGTGCATATATGACAACAGCTATTTTGCCATTGTCCTATCGTATTCACAATGCTTCCACTCAAGCTTCAGGGCGAACTATGAAGCAAATTTGTAGCAGCATTCTTAGTGAGGGAGGATATGAACCAGATGGCGCTGTGTATTCAGTGGGTCATGATCTAGCCACTGTCGCCAACACTTCTGGAGAGCGTATCACTGCTGGCATCCGCATGGCAAGTGGTCGCACTGGTAATGTTATTTTGCCTGTGAGAATTTCCACTGCTACTTCCTCTAGCGATGTTGTGCTATGGAGGCTTCGTCTTAATCCAACGCTAAGTGGAGTTGTGTGGAACGCTGCGGATAATCAAAGGGGCAATGTAGAAGTTACAACTAGTGGCACTGCGACAGGCGGCACAGTGGTCGATGCAGGCTTTGTAAGCCAAGGTAGTGCGAATAATTACGACATTGCAGTGGCCATTCGTCTTTCCTTAGGGCAAAATGCGTCTGGCGAAAGCGACACCCTCATTTTGACTGTCGACAGTTCTGTTAACGCCAAAGCTCTTGGGATGATCGGCTGGGTAGAAATTGCATAATTCGCCTACAATAAAAGAAAAAGCTTATCATGATTACGCCAGGTAAACACGATATTACAATTTATCAGGGCGCAACTTTTGAGCTTCAGTTGCAATACAAGGATGCTTCTGGTGTGCCGGTCAACATGAGCGGCTACACCGTGGCGTCCAAGCTATATGATCGCCTAGGAAGTTCTAAGCTTGCTGATTTTGCCGTATCATACGTAAATCAAGCTAGCGGTATTTTCAAGCTACGTCTAGAAGCCTCTGGAACAAGCGGGATTACAGAGCAGGGGCAGTATGACGTGCTGATTACGGAACCTGATAATAGTAAGTATTATCTTGTAGAGGGCAATGCCTTTATTAATCTTGGCTTGAGCTTCAAATGACAGTTATTGTGCAACAGTCTCCTTCCATTGTCTCAATTACTGAGGCGGAGGATTCCATTGTTGTCATTAATGAAGAAAGTAATGCAATAGAAATACAGGCGCCTCCACCATCGCCAAGGCTTGAATTTTTTGGCAACGGTCCTCAGGGGGCCATTGGCCCTAAAGGCGAAAAAGGAATTAATTTAGACGAAACCGCTAAAATTGATGGAAGCGTAGTTTATTACGATGCTACTGCTGCAAAGTTTAAGGCAGACGCAACAATTACTACCAATCTTCTTACTGACGGAGGCAATTTCTAATGGCCAACACCATTCGCATTAAGCGCAGGGCTTCTGGAGGTAGCACTGGTGCACCTGCGAGTTTGGCCAATGCTGAACTTGCCTACAACGAAAGTGATGCTGGGAATGGCGTTCTTTATTATGGTTATGGCACTGGCGGCGCTGGTGGAAGTGCCACGCAAGTTGTTGCCATTGGTGGCGATGGTGCATTCGTAAATCTTACTGGCTCTCAAACAATTAGCGGCAACAAGACTTTTACTGGCACGCTAACAATGAGCGGCGCCACGATTGATGGCTTTACCACCACTGGTAATGTCACGATTGGCGGAAATTTTACCGTCAATGGTACTACGACTACTGTCAACAGCACAACAATTAGTGTTGACGATAAAAACATTGAACTAGGAAGTGTTACGAGCCCCACTGACACTACTGCAGACGGAGGCGGCATTCTCCTCAAAGGAGACACTGACAAGACCATCTATTGGGTGAATGCTACTGACGCATGGACGAGTAGTGAACACATTGCCGTAGCAAGCGGTAAGTCTTATTTCATTAACAACAGCAATGTCCTCAGTAGTAGTGCACTAGGAAGTGGCATCATTACGTCCAGTCTAACCAGCGTTGGCACTCTCACTTCTGGCACATGGTCTGCGTCGACCATTGCCGTTGACAAAGGAGGCACAGGACAGTCAAGTTATACAAATGGTCAATTATTAATTGGCAATACCACTGGTAATACACTTACGAAGGCCACGCTAACTGCTGGCAGTGGCATTTCAATTACAAATGGCAATGGCAGTATTACCATTGAATCTACTGGCGTAAGTTTCGCTGCTGGCGATGGTTTAGATCTGGCAGGAGGCACGCTATCAGTTGACTTGAAGGCCAATGGTGGCTTGGTCATTGAAAGCACAGAACTTGCGCTTGATCTTGGTGCATCTAGTATCACGGGCACCTTGGCCGTTGCCGATGGTGGCACGGGAGCAACAACCTTAACTGGCATCTT